GTTTTGATACTCGTATGGCTGCTCAGATCACTGGTGCTGCTTCGCAAATCATGTTAGCATGGTATGAGAAGGCTGGATGCACCGAGGATGAATTGACTATGATAGCCGGTGCGTTATCAGATATCATTCACCCTAATATCTTAATTGATGGAGACTTATATCGTTTTGCCAATGGTAATCCTTCGGGAAATCTTATCACTGTGCAATTGAATAGTATTTGTAACTCCATCATGATGAGATATGTATATTATGCTCAAAAACCTTCCTGTAATGTTCCTTTAGCAGATAACGCACGAGTCATTGTCTATGGTGATGATAATGCGATTGCTGTTAAGGATCGTTGCTACTGGTACACTCACACTAGTTGCCAGGAAGAATTTGCAAAACTTGATATCGGTTATACTATGGCCGACAAAGAGGCAGAATCTGTTCCATATATCTCTATTGATGATATCTCTTTTCTTAAGAGAAAATTTGTCAAACATGAGACTTTGAATAAGATTGTTGCACCTATTGAAGAAGACTCTATTTTAAAGAAGTTCTTTTATATCAAGAAACCAAATGAATCCCCACTTTCACCTGAGGAGCAATTTGGTGCCTATACGGATGGTGCGTATAGGGAAGCATATTTACACGGGAAGACTTACTTCGAAACATTTGTTGATCATATCAAGAATATCGTTGTAAAGAATCCTATCCTTTCGACATCAGTTTATTACCCTACTTATGACGAAATGACACTCACTCTGGAGCCTGACTACCAACCAGGTTATGTGAATGACAACAAGAAACTGTTCGCAGAATCTTGTGGAGTTCCAGACTCGGATGCGTAAGCATCCATATAAGTATTCTACTTTATCGTATACTTCGACCTACGGGAAACGATCAAGGCTTAGTCACTGATTTACGGCAAATCTCTTCCACCTTATGAGATTATGACGCTTGACTATGCAGTATTAGGTGATGTGCACTGTAGATTAATTCGACTACATGTGTTCCTAAAACCAATGGATTACTATCACAAATATATATAAACAAATTACATACAAATTTTTAGTACCACTTGCTTCGGCATGTGTGTGCATTTTATTACCCTTTTTAATTTTATACCATTCTCTTTACTATGCTTGTTTTATTGAAGAAACTTTAACTTTAGCTTCGGCTATAAGAGCAGGTGCTGAAAACATAGCAGGTATTAGTAGGGAGCGATACATGGCACGTTTAGAGTGGCTAAAACAATTATCACGACTACATATCTTTTATAATAAGGATGAACGAGGAAAATCAGTCTTTTTTCGAATCTCCGCACTTATAGAAAGTCTAAAGTTAGACGATTCTAATGGTAAAGTGCGTAAGCAACCATACGGTGTATTGTTAGCCGGCCCTCCTGGGTGTGGTAAAACAATTACTGCTATGAGATTTGCAGAGAAATTCTTGAGAGCAAAATATGGGGAATTTAACCCTCATGATATTGTTACTTTGAATGAAACTGATGAATATCAATCAGAATATCGCACCAATCACAGAGTTGTGATTTTCGATGATGTAGCAGCGGAGCAGTATGCGAAAGCTATGCAAAATCCTTGGCGAAAAATCATCGATTTCATTAACAATGTAAAGAAGACAGCATTAAACCCTAATGTCGATCTTAAAGGTGTGGTGTATATTAATCCTGATTTGGTGATTGTTACAACTAATATGTCTATAACTCAGAGTTTTGGCCTTTCGAGTTGGATAAACTGTATAGGAGCAATTGAGCGTCGGTTTCCATGTATATTACAATTGGAACCTGATTTTAAACATTGCTTTGAAGCGGATCGTCAAATCCGAGAGCGTAACAATCTTGATAGATGCCATCAAGCTTGTACAAAAGTAGTGCAGAATCATGTGCGACG